CCGTCTCGTGTGAGTCCGTGTTCATGGTCTATGAATTGGTATTTTTCATAGGATTTTGCGAATTCACGGATTTGTTCAACAGTTAATGGAGGTTCACCATTTGCCCAGTCACAGTCTTTTGCTCCAGGAATCATCACTGGTGCTGTGAGGTTTACGGTTCCATCACTGTTCATTGTTATTGATTTCATAAGAATAATTGGGGAGTGTTTGAAGATACGAAATAAGGGTATCTTCATATTAGAGTACGAACAATTAGAAAAAAATAGATTAGATTTTAATTAAGTCCTCTTCACGGAAGGGATAATGTTCCGGTGCCATGTAACCATACGGCACTACAAATGGTGCATTACTACATCTGCAGTTAATCCATTCCTCAATTGGTCCGGATGTGTCACCAGGATAAGCAAGTCCATTACTATATGTTGCACCTATTGGTATGATTTCACGGTCAACTTCAACATGTGAGTCCCTTGTTCGGTCATCATCTGCTGCTATCCATTGTGTGTATTCCACGTTCATGGATTGGTAGGTTCTCATCACGGCATTGTTATGGGCATTATGGATTTCAGTACGTGCGATTCGTTTGGCTTCCCATGTCTCTAATTGGTCGAATCGTTTCTGAAGCATACTGGCCACTACATTAATTCCTTTACCTGAAGTGTAACCGTCTGTTATGATTTGGTTAATTTGTGAAGTGACTCTTGCAAGTGTCCTCTTGGATGCTGTGAATGTTTTCTCTAACAGTTCATCTTCAGCATCTTTCAAGGTTCCGAATAGGTTCTTGCTTTTCTTACGGAGTGTTGTTGTAATCTTGGTTATGTTGGATTTCCATCGTACACCGTAGTCGGCTTTCATTGCTTGTCTGTCAGTTAATTGTTTGACTAATCGTTCTGCTTCACTTGAACCTAACCTGTATTGGCGGCGAATATACTTCTCCAGTATACGGTTGTATTCTTCTTCAGCATCAAGGATTGGTTTGGTGATGAGATTGATTTGACCTTGGAGCAACTGGTAATCACTCCAATACTCTTCAAGGTTCTCTTGCACCTCTTCACTTACTTGTTTGAATAATTTGGCAATGTCCCTTGTCATTGCCTTTTCATTATTCAATCCACGTTTATTCGCTATCTGTGAGGCTAATATCTTCTTCTTGCTCTTCAATGATTGGTTCTTCATTTGGTTGTGCCTCTCTTCTTAATTCATCTTCCAAGCTTTCAAGTATACTATCCACTTCCAACATTGGATTAGATTCTGTATTGTTCCAGATGTTTTCGAGTGGTTGGCCGTTAAGGTATCTTGCATTGAGATAATAATCGTCTGGGTCTTCCATTGTTAATCCGAATTTTCCACCGAAGTTATCAATCAGTTCTTTAATGGTCATTGCTCCTCTTTGGAATAGGAACTCCGCAAGGGCAAGGTCTTTAGTGTAATCGATTGGTGCAACATCTTCAATACTGAACTTCCAACTGGTAACTCCTAATTCGGTTCCGATTTGATTAATCAATGACTCCATTTCTGATTTGATTGGTGCAATAGTTCCGTATTTGTAACTGCTCATAGTGGCTTCTGAATTGCTACCATTTAGGTTTCCACTGTCGAAGATACCGAGTCGACTTGGGTCTAGATGATGTGCGTGAATGCATTCGTCTCTCACATCTTTACGGTACATTCTGAAATGACCTTCCTCAGTCTGCACACTCAATGGAGTAATCTGCAAATCAACATTACCCTCCTCACCCTCAGATGGTATAGTGATACATATAGCGGAATGTGGATTCTTGATGACTTCCTTAATCTGTTGACCAATCTTATACCTTAATGTCTGTGTGATGTCATACTCTGGGTCATCTGGATCTACATCGTAATCAGCGAAGTCACCAGTCACTGTGATTGCGAATTTTGGCATTCCATAATTCTCAAAGAAACTGTTATTGTATTTGACTGCACCGATGTCACCTTTGATTGAACCTAAACATGAGACAATTGGTGGTCTGCCGTAATAATCAGTTCCTGGTGCATACTCCATACTCCATAGTAATTCGTTGGCTTTCTCATGAGGTTCAAGACTATTGTATGGATGGAAGTCACCAGTATCAGCATGAACATCACACTTATTACCATACTCATCATAGTTCTTACCATAGATTACAAACCATACCCTTTTACCAGATGGTGTGGTATGGAGTACTCTTTTAAGGTCAGCGTGTCTGCGAAGAGTCTGAGCAGGAATATGCTTCAACCTCATAATATCAGAGTCAGACTTGTCCTCCCTTATCACTTCTAATGCACCGTATCCGATTGCACGGCGGTCATATACTAACCGTTGCAAATGAGTATTAATACTTGGTGTGCAGTTATCTAACACTTCAATGAAACGTTCCTTTTCCGCCTCGATAGATTCAATACCTTCTACTGGTTTTAATGTGTAATTGATACCACTGACATCCATTGCAACTGCTTCAACACAACTTGCATGATAAGTATACAGGTCAAGTAATGCTACAAGGTCATATGGATTGTATTTCGGATTGAGAATATTATGTCCCATCTTGTAGATTTCATCCACAACCTGCTTCGAACCGGTTGCAGGGTCAATGTCTGCTTTCAACGCATGCTTCTCCAATTCAAGATTGTCGATAACATGGTACTCGTTTTCTTTGTCTACTGTCACTATAAATGAATCTGATTTCCTCATAAATATCACGCATTAATCTTTTGTCCTCTCCTACTCAACCTTGAACCGAATAAACCACCACGCCACATATCAGGACAATGGTCATCCACTTTCAAAGGTTTATCCTCACCACGCTGTTGAGCTTTAGTATCCCAACAATAAGTTTGAGCTTGAGTAATACTATTCACACAAGACTCATGAATAAAGAATCGTTCCGTATTGAACAGGTCTTGTATCCTTGTAATGTCCTTGAAAGTATCCGGTGCATATGTCCGTACTTTCATCTTGATTCGCTTGTCTTGTTTGCATTGTGCTTTCAGACTTGCAGCATCGTGTGGTAAAAATAAGGTGCTTCTTCTTCCCAGATTGTACTTGTCTTGTAATCGTAGAATATCATTTACTCGGTCACTATCTGATTGTGCTATTCCTTTCACGGTTGCATCATAGTAGGTTTCCTCTTGTAAGTAGTAACTGTTCCCATTTTTTGTGTCTTTGACTATTCCCATGACTCCAAAGGTTGTCACAGTGGATACTCCATAGTCACAACAGATGTTGATTTCATCAAAAGTAGAAGTTAGATCATCATGGAAAACATGTATGGTTTCATCGAAACTGTCATAGATTACTCCTTCAGCGATTACCCATTGTCCGAGTATGTTTCGTTTGTAGTTAATTCGACTTTTACGGTTTACTCTTTTCAGTTCTTCAATGTATCGTTTGCTTAAGTGGAGGTTGTCTTCTAATGTGAAGTGCCAGCATTTGACTGTTCCTGATTCGAGTAGTTCTTGATTGGTAATATAATCGGTATAGATGAAATGGTATGGTGATTCTGGGTTCATTGTCCAGAACATTTGTGCACCATCGACTGAACATCTTGTTATTGCCATTTCTACTGTTGATTTACTTGCACTTGTTAGTTCGTCTGCATACCATCCACCGACGGTCATACCTCGTACTTTCTCTGTTGCTCCTTCATCACTGAAACCTATGAGCCATATCTTATTGCCAGCTATCTCAATGTAGTTGTCGAACTTCCGGTACTTGTAAGGGATACGGCCGTCTATCATTCGGATTAGGTCACGGATTACATTCCTTTCGATAGTGTCTCTTGTCTTTCCACTTATCATGAATTCATAATAAGGACTGTCAAGTACGAATAATAGGAATCGGAATGTTGCAGCGATAGTCTTACCGGACCGGACACTACCATGTGCTATGTTAATGAAAGCATCACTATCGTAGATGAATGATTGGGCCTTGTAACTGAATGCACCAAGATGTAATGTATCATTGTTTGTGTTTGTCCCATTCGGCTTTGCTTGCATGGAATGCCTCCAGTAAGTTATCGACACCTTGATATTCAACTTTGGTTTCTGCATCAACATCGAGTTTCTGATTAGCAAAAGTAGTAGGCTCTTCCATATCAATACGGTTATCATCACTCATATTGACATAAGCATCAACACCATGTTTCAATTGGGAGTACTTTTCAAATTCAGCTTCTTTCTCTAATCTGTCTAATAGTTTCTTTCGGAAACTGTTTTTTAGTTTGAAGTTGTCAATCTTGTCTTCCTTGTCGAGTTCGTGTAGTGTGGCAAGTAGGTCTTCTTTTTCAGATTTCCTTTTGGCTTCTTTACGGACTCTCCATTTGTTGCATGCCTCCCCTGCCCATTTTCTCAATACAGCATAGGAGGTTATTTTGCTTTTGTCTGTGAATTTTTGTGAATTTTTGTGAAGTTCACATAGGTGTTGATGGAAGTCTTTTAGGTTGAATGTTGGGAATTCCAAGAACTCTAAAAAGTAGCAGTATTGGTTGGGAGTTTCTCCATCTTGTTTCTCCCAGTATGGTTCTTGTAGTTCCTCTATTGGCATATTACCACTATATTAACAATGTTATATTTTATTCTCTCTTAATGAATGAATGATATGTATGCTGCAATAATTCCTAATATTCCAATTATTGCGGGCATAGCCAATATCATTTTGTATAATGTTTCTTGTCTTGATTCTAATGCAGTTACTCTTTGGTTTAGGTTATTGTCATCTTGTATACTATGTAACATTATATTATTGACATTTTCAGTTAACTTATCAAGTTTGGCATCAATTCTATCCATTTTCTTATCTAATTCATCGATACGTTTCTCTTTATATTCTGCCTTTGCTTCAAGTTCGGCAAGTTTATCTTCTTTGATACAGATGTATTCAGACATCTTCTTCACCAGTTACGTACTCATCATTCAATACTTCTGATTCTTCTGCAACTGGTTTGTCACCGAAATTGTTTGGGTATTTTGCATCTATGATTGCCAATACGAATGTGAGTATTGCAGTTAAGAATGCTGCTACGGTTTGTTCATCTGTTCCAATATATACTGCAATCGCTGGTGCGATTGTCATGATTATGATTTTTATTATTGTGGTTAGGTTTCCTATTATATCTGGGTTCATGATCATTAACTCCATTTTGATTTGTGGATTGCCATGTGAGGGATTTGCACCCTCATACGAGACAGGCACCATATTGTAATAAAATGAATAGACATTGTCCTTTCAGAGACTTTATAACACTATGTGCCAATTGTCATATTCTCTATGACACGGCATAGGGTGGTGTGATACTTTGGCAGGTTGGGAGAGTTGCACTCCCGTTTTTTGTTTTCACACCATTATTATTTTAAAGGATTCTTAATATGTTAAAAAACCACAGTGACCGTGGTCTTTTCCTGTTAACCTGCATATGAATAGATTAGGAAGAAGGTTTACCAAAAAAGAGGATAAATCGAATGATATTATGTTTTTTGATAAACTAACCAAAGGAGGTTTAAAAAATGTCGAATATACGAAGAGAGATTACGAAAAACTATGATTGCATAAGATGACTTTATTAAATGGCTGCTATTATGTTCTCCTCTTTTTCAGCCTTACTTCTTCCATAAACTTCGAATATATGATTCCTTCGACTTTTCGAGTCTGATGTATTGTACTATTGATGAGAATTGATTGTCAATGATAACGGTTCCACATTTTTCACAGTAGGTTATGTCATGGAAACTGTCATAGAGCACTTCTGTGCTTTTGCATTCCGTGCATGTGATACCAGAGTGTGGATAGTTCTTAGTTGACATTGTTTACTCATATTCATATTATAGTACGAACATTTAGAAGATGTGTAGTTGGTGTCTCCTTATTTCTTTCTGTACGAGTTCCGCTTCTCGGTCATCGTCTGGGTGCTTGTGTGGTCCTAGACCCCATGTACCTATTAGTGTTTGGTTTCTTCGGTTTTTGTTTTTGTAGTAGTATTTGCTGTCGTAGATTCGGCGTTTTTCTTGTCGACTGTTTTTTCTGCATTCGTCACTGCAGTACATTTGTCTGTTATGGGTTTTCTCATATTCTTTGCCACAGTAGGCACATTTAGCTTTGGGATATTTGATGTTAACTTTCATAGGTATCATTGTTCAGTGTGTCTATGATTCTGTCTGCCATCTTGTCACCTATGCCTGGGACTGATGTTAATTGTTGATGGGTTACGTTGAGTAGGTCTTCGAGTGTGTGTAGATCCAGTAGGGTTACTATGTCATGTGAGCGTTTCCAGTTGAGGCCATAGACGCAGTACGTTAAATAATTCATAGCACTATTCTTATGTTTACGGTTGAACTTCTTGACTATTGGTTTGTTCTGCAGACACTTTTTGGCTTGTGTCATCATAGTGTAGTAACTTTCATTGATGAATGGACTGGACACTTGAATGACTGTAGAATATCTGTTGATGCTACAGATTGCAGAGATGTATTGAAAAACGGTGACTTGTCTGTAGTTTTTGGTCATTGCAATACATTTGCTTCTTGTCGCCAAATCCCCATGAATTACGCAGAAATGGTGGTTGAAGTTTTCTGCTTGACTTATGCATTGATTAAAGACTCTTCCATCTTGTATACTTGAAATAAAATCAGAAATTAATTTAAATTCAAAACAAACTTCATCGTTACCATCACTGAAGATGTAGTCGCCTATTTCCAATTCTTCAACGGACACTTCTAATCCTTGTTCCTTGTAGTATTTCTTAGCGGAGTCTATTCTGGTTTGTTCTCTTGAATCTATTGTGACTTGCATTTTGCCACAACCTCCTGTAAGGTGTTGATTTCATGTTCTAATATCTTGACACTTAATTGTAGTTGGATTATTTGTTTTGTGATATGGTCGTATTGTTTGGTTATGCCTTTGTAGGTTTGGTAGTCTTTCTCATATTGGGTTAGGGTGTTGTATAATTGTTCTGCGGTTACTCGGTTGTGGCAGTTGTAACTGTGTCCTTTTCCATATACTCTGCTTCCTTGGATTTTCCATTCGTTTTCCATTTTATATCACTCCTTTAAATTATAGTGCACAGTATCCATATCCCACAACATATGAATAAAAATCCTAGTCCCATTCCCATTATCGCCATTGTCAAGTCACTTATATCTATCATTGTATCGCTTCCATTAATTGTTTTAAAACTGATTTTCCTAATTCAGTTCGTTCTGTGTTGTATGCTTCGGTGATGAGGTTTTTGATGTGTTGTATTTCTGTGTCTTGTTTGTTTAGTCGGTTTCTGATTGTTATGTCTGTTAGTATTTCGCCTGTTTGGGTGTCTATTATGCTGCCTGTATCGTATCTGTATCTCATCTGAACACCTCTTTTTTCCTTTCATTCATTCTTTGAGATATGCTCATTGCATCATTCGGTTTCCAATACTTGCAACTATCTCCTTTCATCATATGCATTCCTCTTTTAGGACAATACTTTTCATCATCCCAGTAATAATAACAATTACTACAACTCATTCTAAACTAACTCCTTATGTAATGCTTTATCTCTCCAATACTCTTTTTCTTTTTCTAATTCATTTAAAATAAGAAGTATTTCATCAATACAATCAGTTTCAAAGTCTATTTCCTTGAATTGCCCATATTTATCCTTAATAAAAGAACAATCACTATATATCACTTCTTTAAATCGTGTTTCAATCATCCCACATCAACCCTTTTCCAAGCCAAATGCTCATCTTTTTCATTTTCAAGATAATACAATCCCTTCAATCTTTCACATTCTCTTCTCCACATTTCTTTTTCTTCTGCTAACTCATTCAATGCTTTACAAAACATATAATTCAATGTACTGTCCAATATTGGAAAAGAATACTTTTTCTCATCATCAATAATTACAGTAACATCATCAACTATTGCAGATGGTTTAATATTAAATCGTTTATTCTCTGTCATTCAAAATCACCCTTTCTTCCAAATACGTTTATCCCTTGTTTGTTCTCTCTTTTTCACATAAACGAAATGTGACAAGTGCAATACCATAACCGTACCACATCTTGGACATCTCTTCCTATACTCTCCTGACCATAACATTATCAGTTTCATCAGGAATGTTGGTGTGAAACTGTATCCACACTGACAGTATTCCATTGTTGGATCTATTGGCATCTTCCCACATCAACTCCTATTATCGGTAGTAATTCACCGTAATTCACTATGAATCTGCTACGGTGTTTTGGTCGTGGTAGTTTCATGTAGTCAGCTACTCTTATCAAGTATTTATTGTTAATAGTTTCCATTGGGTTTCACTCCTTGTCGGATGCATTCTTTTTTCAGGTCTTTGTACCATGTTTGATTGTAGAATGCGTTGTGTTTAATGTTGAGTTCTTGTTTTACTGCTTTGCTTAGTGTATAACCTTGGTCTAATAATGGTTTCACCTGGAGGAATAGTTGTCTTGTTTCTTCCTCTCTTTCAGCAGTGGTTTGGCTGATAACAGTTATCATTAATCATCACTCCATAATCCACAGTTATCTAACGGTTCTACTAAATCATCTATGAGATTGCAGTATGCTTCCTGGTAGTGTCTGCAGTTCCCACAACATTTCAATTGCTCCATTTACGGCTCAACTCCTTATCATTAAATACAGATTTCTCACGGCATTCAGCTAACATACTGGCATCATGCTCAAAAAATTTCAAACAAAAATCTTTCCTGGGATTATAGTTATCACAGTTTAAATGTGGATTCTCTTTGCAGTTATCGCAGTAGTTATCCATTCCCGGTTTATTTTTACAATATAACTTATTGTTACCTATGTAACGGTAATCACAGTCTTTAAAATCAGTCATTTTATCACCATTTAAAATAGGATACAACATTATAATCACCTTTCAATGCGACAATAATATGTTCACCAGTTGATTTTGTGTAACCTATTTTCACATCTTCAGCATTAATGCACTTCTCCTGAAGTTCATGTTTCATCTTCTCAACATTCTCATAGAATTCTTTAAAGTTCATTGTTTCACCATATGCTAATGCAAATAAAATAAAAAAGGAGAGTTATTTACCTTCCATTAATGTTGATTGGATTGTATTTTCGCCATGAACAATTGATGAAGGATATTCCCAAATATTTAAAGCAATGTTCACAAGATAATCTCCACGATGTTCTAATGCTCTTTCATTGAATACAGTATAATCTCCTAATTGCTGATTAAGAGGTATTTTAGAATTCAAATAACCTTTTTCATGTGTCAATTTCAAAATAAAACTTGAATTAGATAATGAAGAGTTATATCCTTTCGGCAATAAAGTTAAATTACAGATAGTATTCAAATATTTTTCATGTATCTCTTTGTAATTTTGCCCTAAATCATCAATCCACTCTTTTGTTAATTTTTGAACCATAATATGCTCCGTACTTGTATTATATAATGTGAATTTTTCTTCAGGATTCTCAAAATTAATAATTCTCAATAATATTGGTTTTGGCCCAGAAGTATTTTTGAATTTATAATATTTCAATTTCACTCTAAATTCTTCATCGGAAATGAAATATCCTTCAGATTCTATTTTAGAGAATAAATAATAATCTAAAGACATTGAAGTGTTTTCAAATTCGTTTAATTTAAATACTGTTCTTATACAATCACTATTATCTTTATTCAATATCCAACATCTCATAATATGAGTTTCTAACAGTTGGATAGAATTATAAAAACATTCTTTTGAAATAGTACTCTCATTAAACATCTCAAAAACCATAAAAAGAGAAGATAAAATGAAACTATTCAATCGAGCATTAATAAATTCTAAAGAGTTATCAATATGGATAAACCCAGTATTTGCATTATCTATTTTTTTATAAATTTGGAAATACTTATTTAAATCATCTAAAAGGTTAATCGCATCTGAGGAATTAAGAATATTTTCTTTGGCATGAGTAATCATAGCAGTTTGATAATGTTTTTCTCTTACTTGAGCAACGGCATTTAGGAAATCCTCAAATTTTTTATTAGTGTTTTTAAAATAATCTTCAAGGTTGTGCCAATATTTATAAAAAATAGTTTCTTGTTCCTGTTCTGTATCTGCAGATTTAAATATTAATATAGAACATAATCTTTCAGACAATGTTAATGATTCCCCTTCATCATTTGCATTCATAAAACATTCTTGAGGGTCATCTGTTTTTTCTAAAACACATTCAGTAGCTTTGACTTTACGGAGATTATCGATCAAGGCATTTAATTTATCAGAATAAAAATTTACAAAAGAATATGCATCAACATATGCTTTATTAATGATTGATAATTTCCCTTTTACATGTTTAGGAGAAGGTAATTCTTTTATTATTTGTTTATAATATTTGTCATCTTCTTTTTTCAATTTTAATTTGAATCTTCTGTCATCATCTTCAGGATAAATCCTATTAATTAAAACAGAATAATATAAAATCTCTTCCCAATTATTATTTATCTCATTATTTTTACAATAAGCACAAGTTGCAGCAGTTAATATAGAATAATGAGTCATTCTTTGTTGCCCATCTACATTTTGTGTTTTTTTATCTTTAGGCAAATGATTGATAGATATTGCACCATAATCAACATTCCTATTTTCATTTACTCTCATCACACTTTGATAAAATTTCATTCTCCTTTTTGTAGGCCATCTTATTTGCCTTTGGAAAATAGGAGTATAAAATTGAAAATCATTGTGTTTGAAAATATTATACATTGTTTTGTTTTCAGATTTTACCATAGTTTCACTTCCATTATTTTAGTATACTTGTAAACTATTATTCATTCCCCCTACTTACTTACTTCTACCAATTCTCTCTTCACATGGATTAATTCACGGAGGAAACTAATATACCTTTTCAGATAATCAATAGACAATTCCAATCCATTCAATTTAGTTTTCAAAGGTTTCAACACAGTACTCGCATGTTGCTTACGAACCTTTTCACTTGTACTGCCGTATAATTCCTTGAAATTAATGTCAGACATGTAGACAATCTCAAACTCTTTCTGATTATACTGTTCTTTCAAGTCCATATACTTTGTTTCCTTATGGGTTAATTCAACAATCATGCAATGGTAAGTTTCCAGTAAATACTTAACTGGTACTTCATGACATAATACTGGTCTCCAATCAGGAACACTCCTACCATCAGCAGTCATTGGTATCTTATCATCAACTAATGCTTTCCAATAACCATCTTCACATTTATAATCTAAATATTCCATATCCCCTAAGATAATTGCTATATCGTTTTCATTTAAATTACTCATAAACATCTACCTCTCTTCTGTAATCTCTCCCTACGCTGTTCCAACAACACAGTACAATAACCAACATCAGTAGCAACCTCACTATAATCAACATCCAAGAAATCCTCCAGGACATCCAACTCATTAACCACAGTAGATAATCTTGCCACAAACCTTTTCAACTTACGAAAATCCACATCTTCACTCATCACATACCACCTCCACTTTCAAAGAATACATTCTACCATCAACCAATCCTTTACACAACACGCCCTGACTATCATGATCCAACAAGAAGTCAGCCACTTCCTGCAAAGTCAACCTAGTGAAATCCGCACTAC